ACAGGAATAACTGCCTGAAACTCATTATCACGAGCAAGTTTTAACATACCTGCCGCACTGTCTCCTTCAACAACATAAACTTCACATTTATCTCTTTTTTCAGAATAACAATCCGCAAGTTTAGTGTCAAATTTGAGTGCTTTTTGTTTCTTTTTATTCTGTTCTCTTGCTTTATCTCTTGCTTTCTTTGCGGCGTCTCTTGCTTTACGAGCAGCAGCCGCCTTCTCAAAAATAGTTTTTACTTCTTTTTCATTATTATTTAACCATACTTCAAGATTTGTACTTAAAGCAGAAGTAAATGGTGACATATCAATCTTTGTAATTCTACTTTTAACCTGTGCATCATATCCTACATTTGGGGCTGTAATGTTAAACACTACATACATTCCCTCTTGAATATCATCGCCAGTTAAATTAGCATCTTTTTCTTTCAGCCATTTCTTTTCTTTAAAGAATTTATTAAATTCTCTTGTAATAACAGTTTTAATTTGAGTAATATGAGGCCCAGATTCAGTCAAACCAGTATTAACATAGGGTACAATAGTTGAAGAATAATTTCCAGCATAGGTAAGAACCATATCAAGTTTATTCTTGCCTTCTGAAAAATTCATTGAAAAACGATTATTAATAAGTTCTGTATTTTTTACAGCTTTATCTACTAAATCATTAATACCGTCTTTTGAATAATACTGAATAGAATTGTTTCCTCCAAGATTTAAATTAATAGTTAATCCTGGACAAAGACATACAATAGTTTCAAACAAATCTTTTATTTTATTTAATTCAACTTCTGTATGAGCAAAAAATTCTTCTGAGGGTTGCCATTCAACAAGTGTACCAGATACTCCTCCAGCTCCAGACGACCTATTTGAAAAAACTCCTTCTTTAAAATAAACTTCTTCCCATTCAGAATCTCTCATAGTTTTAACTCTTAACCAGTGAGATAAGAAAGTAGTAATTTTAGAACCAATTCCAAAAGAGCCAAGAGAGGTTCCCTCATAAGTTCCATCATCTCTATATTTTCCTGAAGTGTTTAAAACACTAAAGGCTGCTTCAAGAATAGTTTTTTCATCATCTCGATATGAATTGGGAATAAAGCCCTGTCCATAATCTCGAACAGAAACAACATCTTTATTAATTCTTACATCAATTTTATTTCCATGCCCAAGACGATATTCATCAACAGCATTAGAAATAATTTCAACTAATAATTGCGTTGAATATGTGCAATCACCTGCATATACTTGAGGACGAAGTCTAGTAAACTGCAATGGGTCAAGTGACTCAATGCTATTTTCATCATATAAATGTTTATCTATCATAATTTTACCTCTTTTTATTATATAACATATTATAACATAATTTTTTAAATTTAGCAAATTTTTTCAGAAAGAATAATGTTTATATGGTTTTGTAATATAATATTAGAAAATTTTGGCACGTCTGCCGCAGCAAGAGCATCTGCTAATTCATTGCCTATAATTCCTTGATGTCCATTCACTTTTACAATATATATTTGATTAATAAAAAAATTTATGTTATAATATTCATAGAGGGATAAAATAATATCTAAGTTTTTGACAGTTTCATTTTTACTGTTTTTCCAATTATTTTTACTCCATTTATGAATCCAAGAGGAAAGGATATTTATACAATATGCAGAATCAGAATAAATAGTTGCTATTTCATTTTTATATTTTGTATTTAATAATTCAAATGTTTTTAAAAATGCTTTTAATTCCATTTGATTATTTGTTACATTTTCAAATTGCTCTTGATAAGCATCAATTAAATTATAATGATTATCAAAAATTACTATGCCAAAACCGCCGCTTGAATTCTTTTTACCATTATTGCGGGCAGAGCCATCTATATAAATATAAAGCATATAATAAAAATTCCTTTTCTTTTTATTATATCATATTTTTTTTAAAAAGTAAAGTAGAAGATAAAAGAGTAAAAAAAATCAGGAAATTGCATTAGCAATTTCCTGATTATAAAAGTTTAATTAAAATTAAATTTTTGAAAGAGCAAGGATGTCATTCCAAGTTTTTGGTCCGACGATCCCATCTGCCTTTCCTAAATTTGCACCTGATTTGATTCGAGTATCTTGATAATCTATAACAGCTTTTTCTGTTGCTGGCCCGAATTTTCTGTCAAGACCGCCTTTATACATACCGCGCGCTTTTAGAATTTCTTGTAACAATAATACATCATTGCCTTCATCGCCGCGTTTGATTTGATTAATTTTATAAGTTGCTGCCATGTTATAGCCTCCTATTTGTAAATAAATATTGTTGTCTAACTTTTTCTATTCTTTTGGATACCACATATATTTAAAGACCAGTCTTCCGCCCCACTCATCAGCAGGGACGCCGACAAACGGCTGCGTTGCATCGATGCGGGGATCCGATCCTGTGTCATACTTGGAGATCGTCTGGCCGTCTCCGCCCAGGGAATAATATGTGTGGTTGACATGTTCTGTGCCAACGTTATGTGGTTCACACCACTGTACAAAACCATGATGCCGATATATGTCCGTCGAATCTGTGCTTTTTACGAAGCCAAGTTGTCCCATGAGTGCGTCTGCCTGGTCGCAATTTAAGGGTTCATGAATCAATCCTAAAATATACAGTGCTCGTAACATAAGTCCAGTACAGTCCATCTTTCCATCATTTCCCACTGGGAAAGAACGGTCAGTAGGAGCATAGTGACAATAATTATGAGCGTAATTATAAGCTTCTTTAACAGCTGCATCAAGTTGTGCTTGTGTAACCATTTTAGTCACCTACCCTTAAATATATCCCTTTAAAATCAGGGTCGTCTGTCGGAGTTTTTCCTTCCATGTAAGCTTGAACTTTTTCTTTAAACTTACTCCATGTCCAGTTACTTCCTAATCCCTGATCACGCTTAAGCGGAGATGGGCAATTTTTAGTTGTAATATCTCCATGTCTTAAAATATGGTCAAGAGGAATGTTGTACTATAAAGCTACACAGGCTGCTAATTTTGCTGCTGCCTCTTGTGTTGCTTCAGTAAAATACCATGTTTCATCATCATTATTTCGTCCCGAAGCTGTATAAGTTGCACATTCAACTCCGATTGTGTTACTATTCCGCGCCTCAGGATGGATGTAAGAGAATCCGCTAGATGCTCCAACGTGCCATAGTTTGTCTGTTACTTTCGCGGCTTGATAGACTTCTCCAGTTTTTGATACATAAAAAGTACCACCATATCCGCCACCATAAAGATATGGATTTTCACCATTTACGCCGAGATAATGAATTGCAAAATATTCATGAGAATTAGCATTATGAGCTGGAACTTGATACTAATTTTCTGCAATTATATCATGTAATTCAATACCTAAATTTGCTAATCTGTCTCTTAATGACATAATTAATCTCCTTTAAATATCCTATATTTGAATATAAATACCTTTAAAATCATCTATCGCATCGTATTTTGTTAAATTCCATTTATTAATATGAGCCATAATTGATTTATCATAAGAGGGATCTGTGCAGTATCCTCTAATTCTTACTTGAGAAATAAGAGATTCTGGATCTTTTGTCCCTAAAACATCTCTATATTTATATTCATCATTGGATTTTTTAGCATCTCTCATAAATTCACAATAGTCATATAGACAGTCTTGATAATTATTGTATGTTCTAAATGTATCAGGCTTATAATATTCAATTCCATCCTCTGTCCATTCAGGAGTAATTTTAGTAAATTGACCTCCATGCCAGAAGTCAGAACGCCAAGTATCATTTAATAATTCTTTTTTCATTCCTAGAACATTATATCTTCCAGGTTGGGCTAAATCTGTTTGTCCATATCCTGTCTATTGAATTGTTTGAGCAATTAATACAGATGCTAAATATCCGAATTTTTTTTGAGCATTAATAGCCAATGGAGCCATTAATTCTACCCATTCTTTTTCAGTCATATTTATTACCCCTTATATTGTTCATTTTTATAAGATAAATTGCTAATTCCAAGAAGGGTTCCTAGGAATGTATCTACTGCTGTTATTGTGTAAACAATTTCTTCTGCAAAAGGCCATCCCCATGTAGGAGCAAGAGCACCATATAAAGTGGCTACAGCAGGTAATACAATTAAAGCAATCCATTTTAAAATATCATAAATTTTATTATTTATTTTCATAATGATTACCTCCAAAAAAAAATAATCCTTAGAGAGAATTCTCTAAGGATTATTAAAATTATCTTTATATAATTATTAGTTCTTGTCCTTACGCTTCTGTATATCTGCAAGCATATCTTCCCAGGCTACTGGTTGACAATTATGAGCATCACAATTTACGTTATACATCATATCATATTCACAAAATGCATTAGGTGAATGAGTATGACCATGAATAGAGTATGTTTTACTGTTATCAAAGTTTCCAGTTAGAGTTGGATAATGGGTTAGAAGGAAGGTTTTTTTTCCTTTTTTCAGTCTGTAACCAAACTGTACATCATCAAAATTATATAGTTTATTAAAAGCTTCGATGCGGGCGTCAGTATCATGGTTTCCAATAGCCAATCTAATTTTACCATTAAGACGTTTAATAATATTTATTCCAGAAGGCAAATCCCCCATAATAAAATCACCAAGATGATATACAATATCATTATATTTAATAACTTTATTCCAATTTTCAATAATTGCATCATTCATTTCCCAAACTGAATTGAAACCGCGCGGTTTCCATATAAATTCCTTGTTATGATTAAAATGAGTATCAGAAATTACCCAAATGTTTGGCATATTAAAACTCAGCCCCCTTATATGTCATTTTATTTTCTTTGCTATTATAACGATAAATTCTATAAAAACCCTCATCAAGAGAAGGAATTGTAAACTGCGAATACATGCGATAGACAGTATCCCTCGGTACATAAGCTTTGGTTCCTCGCCGCATCTCATTTCTTTCAAGGCATGTGTCAAGGTCTTCGTCTATCCAAATTAAATTTACATGGTCATACCCTGATACATGGTCAAGAAGCCATTTTCTTGACTTAGGCGTTAAAGAAGTCTGGTCAGCAAAGACAGTTTTATTTGCTGCCAGTGCTTCATTGATTTTTGTCCAAAAAATTTCAAGAACTTCTTTTTCATGAGCAAAATACTGCTCATATGGCTTTAAAATGGAAAATCTAATTTCGTCACGAGACACAATTACAGAATCGTCTTTGTTAATTTTATTTTTAAGAAAAGTTGACTTCCCTGACCCTGGGCAGCCC